CTGCTATTCGTTCTGCCAAGTACACTGGACCATTGTTTGCTGTTCTAAATCCAAAACAAGCATACGGTATCAAAGCCGCAATGACAGCAACTAACTCATATCAAAATAGTTCTACTGTTGCTAATTCAGTATTGGCTAACTACTTCGTTGGTCAAATCGCTGGAATAACTATTCTAGAATCTGCTTTAGTAGTTGCTGACGGTAGCGACGATGCTGTTGGTTGCGTATTTGCTCCATCCGCATTTGGTCTAGCACAGCGTGGCGGTGTTTCTATGGAAGAACAACGCAATGCGGCTAAGCGTTCAACTGATGTTGTTATGACTGCTGTTGCAGGCGCTGGTATTCTTCGTCCTGAATTAGCTGTTAAGATTGTTGGTGACGCAAGTCTGTAATTAGGAGATAAAGCATGGCTTTCATTAACGACGGAACAACTGTAATCAGTTTTGCTGAGTATCAAGATGTAGTGGATCGTGATTCACGCCTTTTTGATACTAATGAAAGCCTGTCTGAAGATGTAGTAGAACCTTTACTCGAAAGAGCAACAGAACGCATACTTACAAAGTTGCGTTCTAGTGCTTGGTGGCAGAGTTATTACATAAAGCGTGATAGCTCTATTACCTACTCTACAGTAGCAGATGTACCAGCACTGGATCCAACCAAAATTAAAAGCCGCCTTAATGATTTCACCGACTTGTGTGTTTACACAGCGTTAAGTGAATTTGTTTTACCCAAGGTTGCTGATTTTGGAACTGAAGACAACGCTGAAAGACAAAAAATGGGATACTATACAGGTAAAGCTGATAGTCTATTTGGAGAACTTATATCTGCAGGTGATTGGTATGATTTTGATGATAGCGGCACAATCGCTAGCAATGAAAAATCACCAGGTTACACAAACTTGAAGAGAGTAAGATGAGAGCGGAAATACTAGACTACCTAAAAGGATTGAGGTTAATAAACTTCAATGTCTCCGATGAAATTCCTTATAGCACTTCAGGTATAGCAATATACATGAAGAATCTAAAAAGAATATATGTGGATTTGGAACAAATATCCAATGAACCATTTATACAACTTTTTGGAAGTTATAATGTTGATTCTGAGGTACATTCAGTCAGACTTTATTTCACAACAGACGCAAAACAATTACCATCTGATTACAATTCAGTGGTGTCAGACATCAGATTAGCTAAGGATGTTACTACTACGGAAGATTATTTTCGTAGAGAAGTATCAAGCTCAACTACATTTGACAATGACATTATGATTACTGAAATTGAATTTAGATTTACAAAATTAACATAACATAAAGGAGAGCCACATGGCCACAGCAGGATATATTACACCAAGTCCTGGCGTATCAGCAAAACAGGTTACATTAAAACTTGATTCTGGTATTGCTTTAGGCACACTAACTTTGGGCGCAAGTCCATTGACTGTACCAGCGTTGCAGAATGTGACAATTAATGCATCTAATGATGTATTCACTTGGACACAACTTGACGCAACTGCAAAGAAACAAGTAGCAACAACTTCAACTAATAGTATCTCTATGAACTTGGTTGTAGACAATGCTAGTTTCTTTGGAACAACTGTTGCCGCTACATCAAGCGACACAGTAGCCGCTAACGGAATTTTAGGTCTAAGCCGTAACAAGATGCTTGTTACATTTAGTCTACGCTTCTGTGAAGATGGTAGCGACGACCGTTATATTAAAGGTCAAGGATACATTACTGGTCTAGCACCAACAGTATCTGCAGACAGCCCTGTATGGGTATCACCAATTACAATTACTGTAACAGGTGAATATACAGTTAGCGCATCAGAGTAATCTAAATTACTTGAGGAAATAGGGTCTTTATTGACCCTATTTTTTTGACCTAAGATAAATATTGTACAGGAAAGATTTATGGACATTTTAGATCAAAAGTCAGATGACGATTTAATTCGAAGCCTTTTGGCAGAGTTGGCCAAAGCCAACAATGAATTAAAATGTGCCCGTAATGACCTAGACAAAGCCTCAAGTAGAATTGGCTTTTTACTTGTAGTGGCAAATACATTGATTAACAGACAAAAGGATTAACAGATGAAACTTTCACAACTAGCCGCAAAACCCCAACTTATTAAACTTACTGTAGATGATGAAGCTACAGTAAAAGAATATGGAGAACCAATTGAGTTCTGGACTTGGGATAGGCAACCCCTTGAAACATTTATGAAGTTGGCAAATAGTGACCAACATAATGCCGCAGCCATGATTGATGTTGTTAGAACATTGATCCTTGACGACAAGGGTAAAGAAGTTATCACTAAAGATTTAATGCTACCAAGTACAATTTTAATTAAGGTTATAAGTAAAATTGTAGAAGCATTGGGAAAGTAATAGGCGGGGATCCGGATTGGGATAGTCAAGAAACTATGATGTTATTGACTATCGACAACCTCGCTCATCGCTATAACTGCTTACCCAGTCAAGCATTAGCAATGGGAACAACATTTGATCTTCATGTGTTGGATGTTAGTGCTAAGTGGAATAAAAGACAACAAGACTTAGCTGATGGTAAGGTACCAGAAGAAAAATTAACACAAGAGCAAATGCTAGCCATGATAGCAAGAGCAAGGGGCGAAGAATGATAACCGTAGATATTAAAATAGACGACAAGGTAACACCTGTGTTGAAAGGTATGGCAAAACAACTAGCTCGGTATCCGCAAGATGCTGAAGATAAATTTGTTAGTCTAACTCCAATTAGAACAGGAAATGCTCGCAGTAACACAGCGTTGAAAAACAACGATACTATTGAAGCCAGATATCCTTATGCTCAAAGACTTGATCAAGGTTGGAGTAAACAAGCTCCAACAGGTATGACTCGACCATTTGAACGCTGGGTTCGTGCTAAAGTCAAACAAATATTTGGAAAATAACTATGGCAGCTATTAACTATGACATTGGCGTCAGTACATCACAAGGTGTACAGGCCTTAAACAATTTACAAAACAAATTACAACAAACTAATAATGCTTTTGCTGGACTTAAAAATGCTGTATTAGGTTTTGCAACAGCAAGTTTTATTGGTAGTCTTTATAAGATGGCCAACGAACTTACTGATATGGCCGCGGCCACTGGTATCAGCACACAGGCTATCTTAGGTTTTAGTGGAGCGGTAAGTGCTAACGGTGGTAGCATGGATGGTGCTACTAAGGCCATTGGTAAATTTGCCATTGCTATTGATGGTGCCGCAAGTGGTAGTAAAGAATTACAAGATGCTTTCTTAGACTTAGGTGTTGGTCTTGGAGACTTACGCAAACTAAGCGAAGAAGATTTGCTTAAGAAAACACTTGAAGGGCTTGCCAAAGTAGATGATGCATCCAAGCGTGTAGCAATGGGTGTTAAACTATTTGGTAAAGAATTCCGTAGCGTTGATGTTAAATCGGTTGCAGATCAATACGATTATTTTTTACAAAAAGCAGGACTAAGTGCCGGTGCAGTACAGGCTGCAGGAGATGCTAGTCAGAATTTTAGCAATGCTTTTAAGACATTTAGCATACAAATATTGGCGGCACTAGAACCAATTAGTAAATTAGCTGTTGCTATTCTTAGTATGAAAGCAATCATTGAGCCTTTAATTATTGCTGTTATAGGTTTTGGTACTGCTTGGTTAACATTTGCCAAGGTAATTCCATTTGTTAAAGAAGGAATGGCGGCAATTGCTGTAGCCATTGTATCAAGTGGTGGTGCCATAGCGGCATTAGAACGACAACTATTAGGAGTTGTCGCTGGGTTCACAGCATTTAGTCGTAACATTCAAAGAGCTTTTGGTTTCCTTCCAACAGTTTATGGAGGTGTTGCTAGTTTAACATTTGCCTTTAGCGGATTATTTCGTGGACTATTACGCTTTGCTGGTATAGCTGGTATATTCTATACTATATTTGAAATTATTAGTAGTCTAGTTAAAACAATTACTGGTAGCGGTCTAGTTGAGTGGGGTGAAAAAGCACTTAAGGCTCTGGGACTTATTAAAGAAACTAGTTCTGAAAGAGATGCCGCAAAGAAAAAAGCAGAGGCGCAAGCCAATGCTAATCGTGAAGTAAATGATGCTTTAAAGAATGAAAAAATAGCATTAGATCAATTGTTAATTTCTTACAGACGCTCTAATGAAGAAGCTAATCGTAAATTCAAAGCTGATACTTCGATGATTGGTATGAGCGAAGAAAAAACAATTCAGTTCCAACAAGAGCTTGCCGCTTATGATAGATACATCAGTGAGTACAATAAATTAAGAGAAGATTTTGATAGAAAATCTAAGAGCAATAGTCCAAGCGAAAGAGCTATGGCAGGACAAATCAATGAGTCCATGAAAAAGCTCACAGAAGAATATCAAAAACAAGCTCCAGCATTAAGTCAATTAACAGATGAAAGAGTCCGCGCATTAAGAGCTGACCGTTTTAATTTAGAATCAACTAAGGCCTTGATTGATAGTCAAAATAAACTTCAGGCCATTCAAGATGACATTGCTAAGTCAACAATGAGCGAAATTGAAAAGAAATATTATGACATTGATGCTGCCGCTAAAGCCGCAGCCAAATCAGCAATAGAAGCAGAAGAAGCACAACGAAAGGCTAAACTAAGCCCTGCAGAAGTACAGGCATATTATGCTGAATATGCTAAAGGTACTCAAGAACAAAAAGATGCCGCAAGAGAACAATATAGAAT